CTGGGACGCCGCCAGGGACGCCGCCCACATGGTCGCCGACATACCCAACAACCCATGGGCTCCTCTCGTCGAGATCATGGCGCTTGGGTGTATCCCGATTGGCGTGATCGGCGATGAGTTCGTCGTGTGGTCGCCGGAGACAAAGGCGCTGTGAAAAAGAAACAGGGTAAAGTCCGTCTCGCGTTCTGGTTGCCTGCCGACGCGGGCGAGTGGGTGCAAGGCGAACGGAAGAAGGCGGGCCAGTTATTGTCCGAATGGATGCGGCGCCTCGTCGAAGCCGCCAGAAAGGCAAAGCCATGAGCGCGCCCATCAAGCCGCCGCCTTCGTTCGAGGTCTTCTCGGTCGGGCGGTATGCAGACAAGCAGACCGTCTGGGCGAGCCGTGCGCTTGCCGAAAAACACTGCGCGGACTTGAACGGCCGATTGTCTCCTGCGGAAATGGACGAGTGGACGGTGGTGCCAGTGACCGTCTGGCGCGACGCCGATGCATTTGAGAAAGGCGAGACATGAGCAAGACCACCGACGAAGCGAAACTGCGCGAGAAGATCAAGCGGCTGTCCGCCGAGCGGGACTACTGGCGCAGCGAAGCGCAGAAACGACTCGTTTTACGATCCGCCCGAGTACAAGTACCCATCATGGCGGGCGCTTCGATTCGTCCTGGAGACCAGCCTTTCGACGCCGCCCAAGGCGGATTGGGAAATCAAAATCTCCGACATCGTAGAGGGGAGAGTCGCGGTCCACGAAGATCCGCCGTACCCGAATGGTCCGATGAGCGACGAGGCGGCAAGGGCCGTGATGCAAGCCAAAGGAAGAAAGCCATGACCGACCATTCGCGAAACTGTCTCGACCCGCTTTGCCTTGGACGAATAGTTGAGCGACGAGGGTACGTCAATGCCGATGATGTCCCAGTCGATGAGCGCATCAACCGGGTCATATTCGATTCTGGCCACGACACCTGCGCGAACGCGCCCGCGCAACAGGCGGCACCTAGGCAGCCCAAGGTCGGCGATAGGGTGAAGCTGTGGCCAAGCGAGAAGCGGAAACGGATACCGGAATTACTCGTTGGAGAAAGCACGGTGGATCGTCTGGAGGATGACGGATTCTGGCCGCAATTCGGCTGGGGAAGGCGCTACTTCGCCGACCGTGGCATGACTTGGGACTTCGCCGAGCCGGCCAGCGAGCCTCACCGCGCGGCGGGCAACGATGGGCACGGCCACCGCTGGAAACACCCAATGGAGACGGCCGTCGAGCCCGCGAAGGAGCCCAGTTATGGCCATCACTGCGAAGCGTGCCCGATGGAGTTGTCCCGCACTTCCAATGCCGAGTGGAAATGCACCGTCTGCGGGAAGAGCTGGAAAGGTGGCGTTCGGTCGGACGGCATGACGGAGCAGGCCAGCGAGCCCGCGAAGCCCGAGCCAGCCGCCGACGGCTTGACGGAGAGGGAGCGCGAGGCGTGGCAGTTGTACCTAGCCGATTCTAGCCTTTCGCCGTGGCAGAAGAAAGACAAGTGGTCAGAATTGCAGGCAACGACACAGGGCGCATATCTGGATGTCCGCGACCGCGCCGAGGACATCTTCAAGGAGCGGGCCGAGAAGCAAGCCGACGAGCGGTGTCTGAGAGCGGAACGGATATGCAAGGAGGCAACGAAGGCGCGGGAAACTCAGGCAGAGGATCGGGTCAAGCGCGCAGAGGGATCCGGAGCGCAGGCGCGTGATGGCCGGATCGCATAGTTTTTCAGTGCTGTCAATACGCTGCGCGAACGTCGTGAGATGACGGCGGAAACGTCGCGCGGCAAGACTCCAATACGTGAGCGCGTGCAACTTCGGCGCTCTTGACAGTTGTGACGGGTTGTGTAGTTAATAAACGGAGCCACCTTGAAATGCTTTCGACTGCTGCGACTCATTCTCGGCATCAGCCAGGAGACGGCCGCCAAGGAGCTTGGCATCACGACCGGCTGATCGACCTTCGCGTGATGGCGGCCGTCGAGGAGCTGCGCAAAGAAGAGAGCCGACGACAGGACTCTGCGCAATGAAATCAAAACGACGTGAGAGCGGCGCGACAAAACCAGTTGCTACTTCTGACGCGACTGAGATTCGCGTACCGTTAACCGCGCTGGCGCCGGACCCCGACAACCCGCGCGAGATGAGCGAAGAGGCGCGGACCGGTCTGGGCGTGTCGATGGAGACGTTCGGCGAGCTGGGCATGGTCTTTAACGACCGAACCGGGCAGTGGGTGAGCGGCCATCAGCGGCTTGAGCGCCTACGCGCGGCCGGCGCGGTCGAGTGTGTTCGCAACGGGGCCGACGGCTACATCGAGCACCCCAAAACAGGGGAGCGGTTCCGCGTGCGGTTCGTGGATTGGGACGAGACGAAGCAGCGCATGGCCAACCTGACGGCCAACAACCCGCGTATCTCTGGGAGCTACACCGACGCCGCGCTGGCGCAGCTCAAGGAGTTGGAGGGCGAGGACGGGTTTGGGGACATGGGGCTGGAGACGCTGGAGAAGGACCTCGCAGAGGCGGAGACGGCGGAGCATGGCCCGCCATCCTTGGAAGATTTCGACGTCACTCCACTGAGCGCCAGGACCTGGATTCTGATCGCGACAACGGCCGACCGCGCGCCCGAGATTGAGAACGCACTGGCGCAGTTCGCGGACGACGAAACCCGTATTGAGGTCAGCGGTGTCCGGTAGCCAGACCGACAACGGAGACCCCGAGGCGAAGATTGCTCTGCGGCTCCATGCTTTCACGTGGGCGCCAGAACGTCCCGCTGTGCTGGACCTGTTCGCCGGCGAAGGGCACATGTACCGCGAAGCCTGGAAGCCAGCGTGCGGGCGGTATCTCGGGATCGAGAAGCGGTTTCGACGTCCAGCCGGAGACCCGGCGGGTGAGTGCTGGCGCGGAGACAATGCGCAGCTCCTGAAGCGCGCAATGGCCGCCGGGCCATGGGACGTCATCGACTTGGACGCCTACGCGAACCCGTGGATCTTGTTGCGCCAAGTGTTGCGCCTGCAGCCGGCGCGTGACTTGGTCGTGACGGCGACAGAAGGCTTAGCCAGATCGCTACACGTCAACAACAGCGATTTCGCCTTCGCCATCGCCGGCGTCGGAAAGCTTGCCACGTCGATGTTTCAAACAGGCGCCCCGTTCTTCCGCTGGCATGATGACATCGTCCGGTGGGCGCTGGCATGGAGCGAGACAGGGGCGCGGGTGAAGGCCGTGGAATGCAAGAGAAGTCATCCACGGCGAGATATCGTCGGTCCCGGTGACCACGCCACGTATTACGCAATCCGTTACCGCGCCTAGTTGACGCACTAAACGGACAGCGACACGGGAGGTTGTTCTCCCCTTGCGCGGGTCCTACGCTCGTCCTACACTAAAGACAGATAGAGAGAGCGACGGCGGACCCCACCACAAGGAGAAATCAGATGGCACACGAAGTCGAATCAACGCGGGCGCGACTGGCCGCGCACTACCGGCCGCCGTCGACCAGTTCCTCTCTAACTAGCCCCTCTCGTGGCGCCCAGGATGCCACCTGGGAGGAATGAGGAGGACCAGACGGATGCTGAACTACACCAAGAAGATCAAGGCTGAGCCAAAGACCTGGGATCTGGAGAATGTGCGCTGTGTCCGGTGCTTCACCGAGCACGGCGAGTTCACCATCATGCGAACCGCCAATTTTCGCCCTGCCTGCCGGGTCGTGCGGGCCTGGGCGTCTCCGCTGTTCCGTCGTGCTGGTGCGACCTTCGAGATCGAAGGGACCAACGGCGGCAAACGCGGTGCCTATATTCAAGAAGTCGCGAAGCTGTTCGAGGTCGAGCTGAAGGCGTCTCAGTGCAAGGTCCAGCCTGTCACCCAAGCCGCCCAGATTGCGCCCCTTGCGACGATTCCCCCGCCAGCCCCTGCCGCTATCGCCGTCCCATGCCTGCCTGTCACCAGCGAACCCACTGCGCCCCGCAGTGACGGGCGCGTGGCCATCCGCAAGACCATCCTGCACCGAGGCCGAAGCTTCGCCGTCACCTACTGGGTCAAGCAAGCCAGCATCGCCGCCTAGCCCCTTGCGCGCGTAGGTCACGCGTGGTACACTTTGCCAATGCCAAACCAACACACCAAGCAACCCCGACGAACCCGAGTCATCCGTGTGCGCCTGACCGACGGCGAGTACGCCGGACTGGTCAGCGAGGCGGAGCGACGCGGACTCACCGTATCCGATGAGATTCGGACGCGGCTGAAGTTTCCGAAAGAAAGCGAGACACCATGAACGACACACCTATCAGATGGACGAGTAACAGCTGGAACCCTTGCTCGGGCTGTGTGCCGGCGAGTGAGGGGTGCCATTTTTGCTATGCCCGCCAGCTCGCGGAGAACAAGCGCGGAACGCCAGCATTTCCAAACGGCTTCGACTTGACCCTGCGCCCGCACAAGCTCGACGAACCCCGCCGGCTCAAGACGCCGTCGCTGATTTTCGTCAACTCGATGTCTGACCTGTTCTGGGACCGCATCCCCGACAGCTACCGCGACCGCGTACTTGACGTCATCGACTCGACACCACAGCACCAATACCAGGTGCTGACCAAGCGGCACGAGAACCTGTTGCGCTACTCGCGCCGGCGGAAGCTGCCCGCGAACTTCTGGGCGGGTGTGACGGTCGAGGACCAGAAGCGAGCCGACGAGCGAATCCCTGCGCTTGTCCAGGTCGACGTGCCAGTGCGGTTCATCTCGGTCGAGCCGGCGCTGTCGCTCGTGGACATCAGCCCCTGGACACGGGGCAAGAACAACGCCTTCGGCGGCGACGGCATCCAATGGGCCATCTGGGGCGGCGAGTCTGGCTGCCACCTCATGGACGCGAAGATTCGCGATGTCCGCGGGATGGCGACACGCGACGAGCGTGGCAAGTGGGTGCCACGCATGGACCGCGCAGACTGGCCGCGAGCCCTGCGAGATACCTGCATCCGCGACGGTGTGGCGTTCTTTTTCAAGCAGTGGGGTGGAGTGAGGCCGACCAGCGCCGGGCACGATCTGGATGGAAGACGCTGGGAGCAGTTCCCAGACGTGCGCGCGCAGGCCGTGACCGGCCACCGCTTGCAGCAGACCAGCCTGGCGGTGTAGACTACGGGGAGTGTCTGACGACTCCCCTTTCCCCCCGAGCAAGCGCGGTAAGAACCCGCGCAGCCTGGGCAACCTGAGACCACGCCGCAAAGGAGATCCACCGCTCAACCCCACCGGCAGCAATGGACGCCAGCGCTCCGAGGTGATTGCCGCGTTTCTTGAAGAGAAGGACGACACGCCCATAGGCAAAGCGCTGATGGCGAAAGTCGGTTGTCCCGATGGGACGCGCATTCGCGGGCTGCTTTACCGAGAGTGGCTGGCAGGCATGGGCAAGAGCGACATGGCCCGCAAGACGCTGCTCGAACAGTACGGCGGGAAACCACGGGTGCAGATGGAGGTGTCCGGGCCGAACGGCGGTCCCATCAGCACCGATAACGTCTCAGCCATACTGTCACTCGAGGAGATGGCGGCGCGGTTTCTTCGGGCTACCCGCATCGCCCAGGAGGTGCTGGCGGCCGAGGCGGCTCCCCCGAAGGCCATCGACGCCATCGAGGTCGGGGCGCAGCCCGCAGCGCCGGCCGCTCCGCTGGCGCCCGGGCAGGTGCCGCTCGAGGCGATTCCGTGCCCCAGCTAGCCTCCGCCGAACTCCGCGACCTCGAAACGGGCTACCGCAGTTCAGACGACACCCTGATGCGGCTGGCCCGGCGGTCCATGAAGGCGTTTTTCAGCTTCACGATGCGGGACGAGCAGACCGGCGCCCCCGTCGAGTTCGCGCCGATCCATGAAACCTGGCACCGACTCGCCGACCAGTATGACCGTCTCATGCTGTGGGCCGCCATGGAAAGTGGCAAGACACAAAGCCTGAGCGTGGCTCGTACGCTCTGGGAGCTGGGCCGCGACCCGACGTTGCGTTTCGCCATCATCAGCAACACGAGCGGCATGGCGGTCAAGATCGCGAACCAGATCGGGAAGTACATCACGCAGTCGGAGGAACTGCACCGGGTGTTCCCGCACCTGGAGCCGGACCCCACGATGCCGTGGAACTCCGAGCAGCTCACGGTCAAGCGGCCCACGCTGTCGAAAGACCCCTCGGTCAACACGCTCGGCATCGGCAGCAACACGCAGGGCGCCCGCATCGACCGCGCCGTCCTGGACGACGTGCTGAATCGCGAGAACACCCGGACCCAGTACATGCGGGACGAGTCGCAGGACTGGTATCTGAAGACCATCCCGGGCCGTATGACGGAGCGCGGGCGCATCCTCGGCGTCGGCAACGCCTGGAACCCGGACGACCTCTACCACCGGCTCGTCAAGAACCCGCGCTGGAAGGGCTACAAGTTCCCGATCTTGAAGGCCGACGGCACGAGCGCCTGGCCGACTGTCTGGCCGCTCGACCGCATCGAACGCCGCCGGCAAGAACTCGGGCCGATGGAATCCATGAGCCAGTTGATGTGCCAGCCCATCGACGACGCCATGTCGCGGTTCAAGCGCGAGTGGATCGAGACGTGCTTGCGGCGCGGCGAAGGCAAGGACGTCGTCTACGCGCTTCGCGGAATCCCGTTCGGCTGCAAGCTCTACTGCGGGGTCGACCTGGCGGTGGGCAGGAAAGAACACCACGACCGAACGGCGTTCTTCGTGCTGCTCATCCACCCCAACGGAGACCGGCAGGTGCTGTGGGTCGAGAGTGGCCGCATGCTCGCGACCGACATCATGGAGAAGGTCAAGGACCTGTCGCTGCGATTCGGCGGCATCTTCGTGATCGAGAACGTGGCGGCCCAGGACTACTTGGTGCAAATCCTCCAGGGCAGCACCGCGATCCCGATCGTCCCGTTCGCGACCGGCAAGAACAAGGCGGACCCCACGTTCGGTCTCGAAGCGATGGCGGCTGAGTTCGCGGCCGGCAAGTGGATAATCCCGAACCGCGGCGGCGTCTGCCACCCGGAAGTCCAGGAGTGGGTCAACGAAATGCTCGGTTACAACCCAGCGGCGCACTCGGGCGATAGATTGATGGCTGCGTGGTTCGCCAAGGAAGGCGAGCGTCTCAGCGTCCCGGTTGCGAAGCCATACTGCGGAACCGTTCGCCTCAAACTCAACCCCTTGTGATAGGATGCGCCCATGGCGTCAGGCATAACTCGCGATATTGGAGCCGCCGGGCAAGTCGCCGGCGCGGTAGCGGACCAGCAACTCGTCAACGAACGCATGAAGCGGTTGGGCTTGTCGCCGACGCAGGTGGAGTTGAACCGCCTCTACGCCTACTACCGAACCGCCCAGCACGACGCCTGCGCGGTCGGCTGGGACGGCGATCCCCACGTGGACGCGGTCTCACGCGAGGGCATCTGCAGTTCGCCACTTCTGCCGGCCGGCTACGAGGACGTAGGCAAGAATCTCAGCAATCTGCCGCTGAAGTACCGCCGACCCGCGGTGCCATGCCACCTGTGCCACGTAATCGTGAGCCGCTTCACCGAGTTGCTGTTCACGGAGTCGCAGTCGCCGGCGTGGAAGATGGCGGGCGATCCCGACAGCGAGTCGTGGGTCCAGGCCGTCACAAAGGACGGCGCCCTGTGGTCGACCATGACCCAGACGCGCGATCTGGGTGGCGCCATGGGGACCGGCATCCCGGGCTTCAAGATCATCGACAGCGTCGTGATGTTCGAGACCTTCGATCGGCGCTGGTGCTTCCCGACCTTCGATCCCGCGAAGCCTGGCCAGCTCTCGAAGCTGGAGATCCGCTACATGTACCCCAAGGAGAAGCGGAACCCCGAGACGGGCCAGTGGGAGGAGAAGAAATATTGGTATCGGCGGACCATCGACACCGAGGCGGATGTCCTGTGGAAACCGCAGGACGTGGGCGACGGTTCGACGGAGCCCAAGTGGGACGACCCCACGACGGTCCAGCAGATGGTGAAGCACGGCTATGGCTTCGTGCCCATCGAGTGGATCCCGAATCTGCCGGTCAGCGACGACATCGACGGCGATCCGGACTGCCTGGGCTGCTACGACTACTTCGACCGTATCGGCGAACTGGACTCACAGTGCTACACGGGTGCGGCCCGCAACGCCGACCCGACACCCGTGCTGAGCAGTGACGGCATGTTCGAGCAGGTGAAGCTCGGCAGCGCCACGGCGGTCAAGACCGAGAAGGGCGGCAGCCTCGGGTACGCCGAGAGCACTGGCAGCAGCATCACGATCGCCTCCACGGAATCCGATCGTTTCCAGAAGAAGGCGCTGCAACTCGCCCGCTGCGTCCTGCCCGACGAAGAGGGCGCGGAGGTCCGAGGCGCCGTGACGGCCACAGAGATCAACAAGCGCACCGCCAGCATGCACGCCAAGGCGTCGCTGCTGCGCCAGCAGTACGGCCGCGGTGCCACGCTGCTGATGCAGAAGTTGCTGGAGGTGGCGCGCAAGATGGGCAAAGGTCAGCAGGCCGCCGAGCCCATCAAGACCACGACCGGCCAGGAGATTCCGGCCGGCACGCTGGTGCGCTCCGAGATCAAGCTGCCGCCAAAGGTCGACAAGGAAGGCCATGCGCAACCCGAGCGGTTGGGCGACGTCCAGGGCGTGACGCTCGAACTGGTGTGGCCGCCATTCTCGCAGCCGACCGCCAGCGACACCCTCACGAAGACGCAGGCGACCGTCCAGGCCCGCGTCGGGCGGCTCATCTCGATCGACACGGCCGTGCGGCACCTGGCGCCTGACTTCAATATCGACGACACCAGCGCCGAGGTCGAAGCGCTCAAGAAGGAGCCGGCGCCCGGGGGAGACTTGGCGGCGCAATCGCTGAAGGAATTGCAAGAGGGTCGGTGAGGTGAAAATCGCCGTAGACTTTGACGGCACGGTCGTCAAGCAGGACCGGCCCTACGCCGACGTCGTGACCCCGCTGGAGTTCGTCGACGGCGCCAAGGATGGCCTCCTGGCGCTCAAACGCGCGAACCATCTTCTTCTGCTCTGGAGTGGCCGCGCTTCCCGGGCGCTGCTCCTGGACCCCCTACTAGACCCCTTCGTCCGTGCCGGCGTCGTGGACTGCGACCGTCGTCACTGGCTCGAATCCAGGGCCATCCACCGGGCGCGCTACGACCAGATGATCGAGTTCGTCGAGAGAGAACTCCCTGGGGTCTTCGACGCGATCGACGACGGGCTTGCGGGAAAGTTCAGCTTCGATCTAGTCATCGACGATAAGGCCATGGCGATGCGAGGTCCCGCCACCTGGGCGCGAATCGCCCGCGTGTACGGCGAAACCGAACCCCTGTATGACGCCGCGGTGGCGAGCGGCCTACTGGACCGCCCGGTCGAAAGCCTCAATCTTGTGCCACGTGGAACACTCCGGGCCGTCCTGGACCAGATCCACGGCGAGATGGTGGCGGCCGGCGTCGCGCACTACTGGCCGACCTTCGAGCTGGGGCAGGCGGGTTTCTGGGCGGCCGACCGCGCCACGACCATCAACGTCCCGTGGTTTCTCGCCAACGACGAACTGCGGGCACTGGCGCAGGAGCGCTACCCGTGGACCTGGGAGAACGTCACCAAGAGCATCCGGCACGAGGTCGGGCACTCGGTCGGGTATGCGTTCGAATTGTGGAAGCGCCCGGACTGGACGGCGGTGTTCGGCGACTTCCTGGCGCCATACCCGAAGTCACAGCCGGCGCCAGTGGATCCCGCCAGCACCGAGTGGGTCGACTACGTGCCCGGGGTCGAGGTAGGTTACTCGGCGCGGCACCCCGACGAGGCGTGGGCCGAGGCTTTCGGCTGCTGGCTAGATCCGTCCACCGACTGGCGGGAACGCTACCAGGCGGGCACGGGCGCGCGCCAGAAGCTCGATTACGTGGACGGCATCGCCAAGGACGTGCTGCGGGGCCTGCCGAGCAACTGGGACACTGGCAGTCCACGAAAACCACGTGCTGCTTATTCTGGACAAACGGTTAGGCAAGCACTAGGATTACCGTCCAGTGCATGAAAAACCAAGAGTCACTTAAGACGCGCTTCTGGTCGAAGGTTAACAAAGAAGGCCCAGTTCCTATTCACGTTCCTGAACTTGGTCCGTGCTGGCTCTGGACAGGACACGTTACCGAAGATGGATATGGGCAGTTGCAAGTTGGGAGCAGGACGGATGGATCCCGACGGAAAGAACTAGCCCATCGGGTAGCGTGGTATTTTGCGCACGGACGGTGGCCGACCCCGTGTGGATTGCACAAGTGCGACACCCGGGCCTGTGTGCGGTTGGAGCATATTTTTGAGGGGACGAACGCTGACAATGTGCGCGACCGCAATATCAAGCAGAGACAATCGCGGGGAGAGGGCCGCCCAACGGCTAAACTGACCGAAGACAAAGCTCGCGAAATCATGCGCAGAAAGGCAGAGGGATGTACGACACGTGATCTGGCAAAAGAGTTCGGAGTCAGCAAAACCGTAGCCGCAAACGTCGGCCGTACCAGTTGGCTTCACGCTGCGGATCCCCAACTACTGCAGGGGATGGATAGATATAAGCGCCGTCGTGGCGCAGATCATAGTAATGCCAAGATCACAGAAGCGCAGGCCATGGAAATCCTCAGACGCAAAAAAGAAGGAGAGCGGAAGGCCACGCTAGCGCGCGAATTTGGCATCAGCGCCACCACGGTTGATCGCATCGGCAGAACGCAGTGGATTCATCTCCTTTCGAGACGAGACCACGCCGTTCCAACCGAAACAAACACCTTGACACCATGACAACTATGGTCTACCCTGGATTGTATGAGCAAACGAAAGGGCCAAGCCGTTCGGCTGACCGACGAAGCGTACCGGAGGCTCCGCGCATTGCATAAGGCGATAGTGGCTCGGGGTTGGCAGGTGGTCGGCGTGACGAGCGACGAGACCCCCACGATGGCCAGCGTGAACGCCATGGCGATCGCACAGGTGAGCGACCTGGTGCCCGAGCTGGCAGCGGCCAAGAGGGAGGGCTGAGCATGGGAACGATCACCTACGAAACTTCGGGGCAGCCATGGGCTTGTCCATGCCGGTCGGTAACGCGGACCTTCTACCCCACGGAGTTCGCATTCTGTCCCAACTGCGGCAAGAAGCAGCCTGAGCGGTTGCCCGAGGCCGGCGACTGGGTGTGGGTCAAGGCTCAGGTGAAGGAAGTCGACCAGGTATTATCC